CTTCCTACCGTCATTGACGAAAACGACTACATCCTACCAAAAGAAATAATTGAAGTAAGAAGAATATTCCGAAGAACAATTGGATCAAGAACAGGCGGCGGCGACGGAGGGACTCTGTTTGAGCCCTTTAACCTGGCGTACACAAACACCTACCTTATGTCAAGTTCTAACATGGGCGGACTTGCTACATATGATATGTTTGCTCAACATCAAGAGCTTGTGGGTAGGATGTTTGGGTCGTTTATAGAATTTAAGTGGAATTCAGTAACGAAAAAACTCACACTACTTCAAAGGCCAAGAGCCCGAGAAGACCTACTGCTATACACCTATAACTATAGACCTGACATTAATCTATTAGACGATTACCTTGCCCGTCAATGGATTAAAGACTACACTCTAGCAGCCTGTAAATATATGCTCGGTGAAGCACGTTCGAAGTTTGCTACTATAGCAGGACCACAGGGAGGAAGCACTCTTAACGGTGATGCCCTCAAAGCAGAAGCACAAGCAGAGATGGAAAAACTTGACGTAGAAGTTTCGCAGCAATACACGGGCGGGATGGGATATTATTTCACCATAGGTTAATTTACTATCGGGTAAGACTTGACATACTCCGCATTTATGTTATACTGTATAGATGATTATAGGTGTATGTGGTTTAATAGGTTCAGGTAAAGGCACGGTAGCAGACATTCTCGTCGAATCACACGGTCTCCAAAAACTTTCTTTCGCTGATAGTCTCAAAGACGGTGTAGCAGCAATGTTTGACTGGCCAAGGTCAATGCTGGAAGGTGATACACCTGCGTCTAGAGAATGGCGAGAACAGCCTGACCAATTTTGGTCAGAAGAAATGAGATATATTGTCACACCTCGTTATGTGCTACAAAAAGTAGGCACAGAATGTATGCGACAAGGGCTATTCGACGGCATTTGGGTAAGCAGAACGAAGCAGAAGATACAAAAACAAAGCTATCTTGACTTTGTTATTCCCGATGTAAGATTTCCAAACGAGATTTCGATGATACAAGAGCAAGGTGGTGTTGTTGTTCAAGTGCAGAGAGGTGAATTACCAGATTGGGCTGAAGAATTTCAAACAACAGGTGTAGAACCTCAAGACGTGCATCCTTCAGAATGGATGTGGATGAAAGCACGCCTAGACCACACGATAAAAAATGATGGCACAATAGAAGATCTTAAAAATCAGGTGTCAGATCTCCTTGACGCCATTTAACACCTTCTTTTTGTAAAATTCTTTGGCAGTTAGCACACACAGTTTTTAGATTCCTGTGTCGACAATTGTTTAAATCTCCGTCTATGTGATAGACGTTAAACTGTTCTTCGTGCTGTGACCGAAATCCACACTTCTCGCAGTGTGTTTTCTTTTGATATCCTCGCTTTTGCCAGTTAGACACAGTTGCACCAGCATAACCGGCTCTAGCACACGGTCCGCACTTTTTTCTATAAAAGGTCTTGCCATCCTTCTTGTAATTGATAGCAGCGGGCTTTAAACCGCATTCACAGAGTGGTCTCATACTCATATTTAATTTTTTAGAAGCCTTTTTGGTACCTTTTTTACCGGTTAAAACACCGTATTTTTGTAATGATCCGCTAAATACTGATAACACGAAGTCAGTTCTTACAGGAGAATACAGATGGCACTAGTATCACCAGGAGTAGAAGTTTCCGTAATCGACGAAAGTTTCTACACCCCAGCAACCGCAGGAACAATTCCTATGTTCTTTGTTGTTTCTACAGAAAACAAACAGAATTCTTCAGGAACCGGAACCGCAAGAGGCACTACAAAAGCAAACGCCGGCGTTCCGTTCTTGCTTACGTCACAGAGAGATCTCGCAGACACATTCGGAGATCCCGTATTTCAAACAGACAACAATAACAATCCTATCAACGCAGGCGAATTAAACGAGTATGGTCTGCAAGCAGCATACTCTGTGCTAGGTGTTACAAACAGAGCATGGGTTACAAGAGCAGACATTGATCTTAATCAACTTGAACCTTCTATTGATGCTCCGGCAGCCGAACCACTCAATGGAACTTACTGGTTAGACACAGACGCTACTGCTTACGGAGTATTTGAATGGAACGGAGCAAAAGCACAAGATGGGGGTCAGATTTTTTCTGCGCGTATACCTATTGTTATTACAAATTCAAGTCAGTACACAAGCGGAACACTGGCAGTAAACGGTGTAGACGGCTTTGTGCCTAGAGGATCAGTAGGCAGCGTTGGCGATTATGCTATTGTTTTTGCCACGACAACTATAAGACTGTTTTATAAAAATCAAGAAGGAATATGGGTACTCGTTGGTAGCAATGCCTGGGTAAACAGTTGGGCAACTGTAAGAGCCACCGAGTCTAATCCCGACTTTACTGGCGGCCAGTTTGAACTGAACGGTACTCCAATTTCAGTTGGTCCAACGGATACAATTGCAGATGTGCGAGACACTATCAACAGCTTTGGAATTCAAGGCGTAACAGCAGTAGTAGAACAGTCAAGACTAGTTCTTTATAGCGACGGGACTAGCTCTGGTGCAGACGAATCAACTCAGAGCGGTGAAATTGTGTTAGCTGGATTTACAAACGACCTTGACATTGAACTAGGTTTAACAGTAGGCACATATTATCCTCCGCTGCTGCAGATAAGCAAGCACACACAGGTTCCAGAATTCAAAATATCGGACGACTTTACACGTCCAAGCGGAGCTGTATGGATTAAGACAACAGAACCCGGCGGCGGCGCTCGTTGGAGAATGAAGGTGTACAACGACAGCACAGATATATGGAACGACGTAGATGCTCCTTTGTTTGATACGAATGCTGAAGCAATATTCGAACTTGACAAAACAACCGGCGGAGAAAATCTACCAGTTGGTGCCACATATGTAAACTTTAACGTAGCAGACGATACTAATCCTCTGGCAACATTCAAAGTTTATAGAAGAATAGGTGTTGCACCTACTTCTGTTCAAGGTACACCTGTAACGCTAGAAGACGAAGAAGAATATACTGTGAATATACAGGCAACCCAGCCTGCGCAGGCAGGATTTACAACCTTGGTAGGTGCTACATTTGAAGCAGGTTCAGAAGTAAGTGACACTGCAGAAAATTTTGCAACAGCAGTAAATGCTTTAGGCATAACCGGACTTAGTGCTTCAGTTGATTCACAGAATAGAATCACTCTAGAGCATGCAACAGGCGGCGACATAAGACTAGTAGCAATGTCGAGCTTATTAACCGGACTGGGATTTTCTGCTTATGAAGATGCAAACACTGGCACGGTAAATCTTTATGACACTGCAGGAATAAGCGACGGAACTTCACTACAAGCTAGCTTATGGAAAGCAACTGAATATGATCCACAGGAACAAGCTGAAGTTGCTTTCTATACCCCATCAGGAGATGAAGTAACATCACTTACAAGAAACGACACTCTTTGGTATAATTCAATTGTAGACGAAGTTGATATTATGATACATGATGGTTCTACCTGGGTAGGATATAAAAACTTCAATGCAGAATATCTAGAAACAGATCCGTTAGGACCAATTGTGTCTGCTTCTAGGCCGGAACTACAGAGCGACGGAACAGCTTTAGTAGACGGGGATATTTGGATAGATACCTCAGATATTGAAAATTATCCAAGAATTTATCGTTTTAATGCAGAATTGTTGAATACTCCTATTCGCAACAGATGGGTAGAACTTGATACCACTGACCAAACTTCTGAAAATGGGGTTCTTTTTGCAGATGCTAGATACAACACAAGCGGAACAGCTTCTAGCACAGAAGCTTCAATTGTAGAACTGCAAACCAGTGACTTCCTTGACTTCGACGCTCCTGATCCTGCACTTTATCCTAGAGGTATGTTGTTGTTCAATCTTCGCAGAAGCGGTTTTAATGTAAAACGTTTTGTGAGAGATTATATTGACACAAATCAAGATAATATAAGATTTGGAGACGAGTCAATGGAAAACTATTATCCGCATCGCTGGGTTACAGAATCTGCCAATCAAGACGACGGCTCTGGTAGTTTTGGAAGAAAAGCTCAGCGCAAGGTTGTAATTCAGAAGCTACAAGCAATGCTGAATTCTAATGACGATATTAGAGATGCAGAGTCAAAACAGTTTAACATTATGTCAACGCCTGGTTATCCAGAACTAATTGGCGAAATGATTACTCTTAACTTTGATAGAGGCCTAACTGCATTTGTAATCGGAGATGCACCTGCAAGACTTCTACCTAATGGTACCAGTCTTAATACGTGGGCAACAAACGATAATCTTGCAAACGAAGACAGTCTAGAAGGGCTTGTAAGCAGAGACGAATACATGGGTGTATTTTATCCATGGGGATTTACGTCAGATAACTTTGGCAACAATGTAGTTGTGCCGCCTAGCTATATGATCATGAGAACTATGATATTAAGCGATCAGGTATCATTCCCATGGTTTGCACCAGCTGGTATTAGACGCGGTGGCATTACAAATGCAACTTCAGTTGGTTACGTAGACGACGAAGGCGAATTTAATTCAATTGCGCTAAACGAAGGTCAAAGAGACATTCTCTACGAAAACAATGTTAATCCAATCACATTCCTGTCAGGCGCAGGTCTTGTAAACTTTGGTCAAAAGACTAGAGCAAGAGGAGCAAGTGCTCTTGATAGAATCAACGTAGCTAGGTTGGTTATTTTCTTGAGAGGTCAGTTAAACCAACTTGCAAAACCTTATGTGTTTGAGCAGAATGACAAGATTACAAGAGACGAACTCAAGCAGTCTGCAGAAAGTCTACTGCTTGAACTAGTTGGTCAAAGAGCTCTAAATGACTTCTTGGTAGTGTGTGATGAATCAAACAACACGCCTTCAAGAATTGATAGAAACGAGCTATATCTTGACATTGCAATTGAACCTGTAAAAGCAGTGGAGTTTATCTTTATTCCGCTACG